CGGAAAAATTTCTTATCGGAAAAGTTATGTCCGAATATAAGCGCGTGATAATGGGGGCGAAGATTTTCATCGCCGTACTCACCGCACATGTAATATCGGATTTTTTGTCCTCGCTCATTCCTGACGAGGTGTTGCCTGTACCTCTTTAAGAAGTTTTGAAAGTGGCTCTTTACGAGTCCACCATGGTGTGGAAGATTTTCCTGATTGTAAGTTAGCGTTATAAATTGGCTTTCCGTGTGGAGGCTGTTTTCGTGTACGCATCTTAATGCCCACTGTCGGGATCGTTCGAGCCTGCATCCTACGCACTGGCCGCAGGGCAGCTGCACGGGCATGTCGGCGTATCCGTCGGTTATATTGAAGACGATACCACGCTTTCCTGAGGCGTTTAAGTGGCGAGCCCTGTAGCCATTTAGGGGGCTGTAACATGGCACTGTACATCACAGCCTAATACCACCGCGCATAGGAGCAGCGCGAAAGTTCTTTTTATGAGCACCGGAACCGGTGCGACGAAAGAGCCGTTTGGATTTACTATTGTTCATTCTGCGTCTGCGCATAATTTAATCCTCGAATAAGTCAATTTGTCGTGCTCGTACCATCTCAAGTTTAAGTTGTTCTAACACTTTACACCTGGTCGCGTCTGTAATATTTAAATATTTAATTACCAGATACGCATTTTGTATTGCATCTATTGTAAATACTTCACCGTTTATATTTACTGTTGGTGTTACCATTTTTTGTACTCCTTTATTTAATGAGTACCTATTATATTTTATTATTTATTTAATTGCAAGCAATTATTTATTTATTTTTACTCCTTTTAGTCGTTTTGGACTGACTTGTGTCAGTCCGGACAGTTACATCAAGAAGGGTACTGTCCTTGGGGCGCAATTCGCGCCCTCTTGCCCCCGCGACAAGCGCGCTACGCGCTACTTGCTGCGGGTGCTTGTTTTGCCCCTGAGGGGGCATTTCCGACCTCTGGCGTTGTTTCTGCAGGTTCTGCTGGTGCCGTTGGAGGTTCCTCGGGTGTGCGCTTCGCTAGGCCGAGTTTAACCATTTCATCGGCGTTGTTTTCATCATGGACAAAGTCCAAGAATTGGCCAGGGTCGTTATTGAACCTTTTTCGAAGTGTGCTAGGCATTTCGTCAAAGAGTTCTTTAGATTTAGCGATATATTCGATCGCTTGATGGAAGTCCATTTCTGGTGCTTCCATATACTCGCCCTGGTTTTCGTTAACGAAATTAACCAGGCCGGTTTTTTGATATTTGGCCATTATAAAGTTTATATCAGTATCTTTGGCCATAGATTGTTTTGTTAGACCAGGCCCCGTATTTACGGTTGGCCGTGGTTGTTCGTCAGGTGCCTTGAATGTCATTTATTTTCTCCTATGTACTGGGTTTCTAAGCGATGCTATTCCTTTTGCTGAACTGGCAAAAGGGTTGATAACACGGTTTATGTATCGCATGACTTTGCCGAAGGTTGTGTTATCTATTTCCGCTTCAAGTTTGGAACTGGCTACCGCCTGATCCATTATCTCATTTGTTTTTTCTAGATTAATTGTTTCTTGCTGTGATTTCGCAGAATTAAAGTTGTAATTTCTTGCCTGTGCATTTAATGCCGCTGCTTGTGCCTGAGCAGTACGCATTTGTTGAGAAAGCAGATCGCCCGCTTTTGGTACGTTTTTAGTTTCCTCCTTGGTTTTTTCGGTTCCAGCGAACATTTGTCGCAGGCTACCGGCAGAGTGTGCGCCAGATGCAAAGGCTTCACCGATATTGGGTACCTGGTAGCCTGCACCTTGTGGAGTTGACGCGCCACCTATTTTGGCGGCGAGTATCGGGTTTAGACCAGCTTTTCGAAGATCAGTCATTCCTCGCTGGAACGATGTATTGGACATTCGTTCCTGAAACTTCATCTGGTCCTTAGCAGATGCCTGGGACGACTGGCCTTGAAAGTAACCACCGAGGGCCGATAGCCCGCCGGTGACTAGTGATGGGCCAAGTGCTCCTAATGCAGATCCTAATAAGTTACCCATCAGAAGTGATCGATCATGCCAGGTACACCGTAGAGCGGCATGGGTCGTACACAGCGGAGTTTAAAGTATGAGTCAAAGATGAAGTCTGGTTCTGTTGCACCTGCAATCAGAACACGCGACATTGGTGGGTCGTCAGTTATGAATGCGTCGGACAGCGTAGGTAGTGTGCTAAATTCCTGGGACAAATGCCAGGAATCAAGTGTTCCAGTGTAGTTAGATCGGAAAGCACCGGTAATGATAGAGGGTTTGTAGCGATATTCGGCATAGCGTTCTTGATATCCGAATACTTCATCGTCGTCGGTACCGCCAGCGGTACCCTGAGCATAGATTTCTTTATTGAGTACAGCCTGCTCGCCAATTTGAGCGAGCGACGGCCAGTAGAAATCATAACGTGTTTGGCGTGACCAGGCACGGTTAAGACCCTGCTGATATGTAAGATCAGCACGGACATTGGCAAAGCCTAGAATTATACAATGCTCTGTAAATGATTTAGTAAAACCGTGACTATTGATTGATGTAACCGCATACGCTGTCGGAGAGGCATCGCCAGATACCACAGAGTTACCACCTGTTTGAGCTACAGGTATTATATTAATCGGTGTGCTACCACCGCCCAAGTATTCGGGACGTTGGAGCCTTGCATCCGGTGAGGTTACGCCAAAGTGAGAACGTACTATTTCTGTGTAGCGTGTACCGCCTCGTGCATCACGTTCGAGTAATTTTTGGATCTGGAATGCCTGGCGAAGTTGGTTAATAGTGGCGGCTGTAGCGTCTGATAAATCAGCCAACATACCAGAATTTGCAGAATCTGTTGTTATACCTAGTGCAACATTAGCTACAGTAAAACCACCCGCAACAGCAGTACCAAGCGGTTGGCCATAAATACCTGTTTTGGCGCGAAGATTATCTGTTGTGTCCCTAAAAGGGGCTGCATTATTATTCGAACCATCTGTTAGTCCTAGAGCGTTACCGTCGCCATATATAGGTGCTGTCGTGCCTAGTGGTAAGTCTACGGCTTCGCCTTTTTGTGGCCACGGTAAACACGACGTAAAATAGTCGTGTCGTTTGCCACGTGATAAAAGCGAGTATTCCGATTCCAGATCAGGTCCATCATCAGTATAGACATCTAAAGAGTCTTGTAAGTTTTGATCGCGGAACCATTCATTCCAGATGAGGTTCATTGCGCGAAGTGGTAGCGCAGAGACTTCAAGTCCTGCTGTTTTTGTTGGAATACCCAGGTAATCATAGACGGATTCTTCATCGAATCCACCGCCATCAGCGGTAATAGTAGGGACCAAATAGTCCGTTGAGTCACCTGGATCCGTTTGTTCACCCATGAATTTTTGAAAATTTGCCCATACGAGCCTAAGCGGCACGGCAAAGAAAAATGTATCCATGTAAAGATTATCCATCACTGGATACAACGGTGTACTCATACGGGCAAAAGCTGACATTTTAAGATTGAAGGTATCACCAGGGAGAGCTTCATCAAAGAATATAGGAACCAGTTTGCCGGCATCAAATGCCGTTTTATGACCGCTTGATCGGTCAAAGGAAGAGCGAGGTATAGAGACAGAGGGGACCTTGCTGAATTGATGTTTCATCACTGATTTCATTTCTGTATCTCCTTACCTGGGAAGAGTTCCTCAACGTTATCTTCCTGTTTGAATAATGCGGCGGCTCCCAAGTCGTGCAAGTCGTTTGTTACTTCGCCGGTTGTGTTGTCATATGTTCCCAGTCTGTAAAGATGGAAGTCAAGCGGATTTTTTGATATCTGTGAATCAGGGTCGCGCGACATATTTTGGAATGCGCGTATTGCTTCTGCATTTGTTAGCATAAAGAAGGGTTGATTGAATGCCTGTGTCGCTTTGTCATGAATTGAGAAGACTTTTAATTCCATGTTTAATATTCCTGTAGTGAGCGTTTTAAGAAACGGAGTTGTGCCTGCTTTACTTTTTCTTTTACAGCTAGTCGTTCTGGTGTGTTGTCTTTGTTTCGCTTTGCTGCCTTTCGCCTTCGCTGCTTTTTTATTATA